CACCTGATCGCCCCGGCCCTCATACGCAACCACAAAATCGCGGAAGCTACCCTCTGCTCGCTCAATCTCTTTGACCATTTCCTGCCGGGCCTTTTCCTTAGCTTTCGGGTCAGGGATGAGGTCTAGTGTTTTCTCGATTGCGGGCTGTAAAAGGGGCAAAAGTGCTTGCAACATGATGTCACCTATCCAAAATAGTTCTTCGGCTTGCTGCGCCGGTTCAGGTTCTTCTTATGCCGACCCGGTCGTCTGATCCGCTTCTTTGCGATAAAGTCTGACTTGATTTGTTTAGCCATTAATAGCTCCACACATTAGGACGGGGGCCGCCCTCATAATCATCGACATGAACGAACCGAGCTGATCCGCGCTGAGATACGCCGATCCCGGTCATGCCGACCAGAGTGGCCGCCTTTATAATCTGAAAAGCGAACCGACCATCACAAGCTATGTCAGCAGCGCGGCCCATTGTATGAATGCCCGGCTTCTCTTTTTTGACCTCGACAGAGTGTTTTTCAGAGCGAAAGCCGCTGGTGATTGTGAACGGCTGGCCGACCAGCGTTCTCATCTGTTGCAGCTTGTCCAGAAAATCAGCCCGCATAGCGCACTCACCAGTCTCGCTGCACTTAAACTCATCTTCATTAAAGTTTTTGTAATCGTTCCAATTAATCATGATCTCACCTCGCGCATGATTTCAACCGCCCTTTGCCAGCTATCTTCTTCAAGATGCGTCTTAGCAAAGAACGCTCGCGGCAGTCTTTTTGAACTCTGCCGCAGTTGCAATATCGGGAAGAACGCGGCCTTTCTGTCGGTGGTTCCCACCAAAGCAAGAATGTCATAATCGTCTTTCCCCGGAAGCTGCTTTTTTAGGCCAGTGCCTAGATTAAAATGATAGCCTTCAGCCCGGCCCTTTCTGTATTTCAATCTGGATGATTTGACCTGTATCCGCAAAAACAAGCTAGGGTCATCATCATGCCAGCTTATCAAGTCCACCTTGTCCTGCTGCGCCATCGCGCATCGCCAGCCCAGCGATAAAATCACACTCGCAGCGATATGTTCACCAACCAATCCGAATGTTGTGTTTGTAATCACATCATCAAATCTTGTTGTTTATCCCCAACCACACTATAGCACCGATGCCCACAATTACAAATAGCCCTAAAATCATGAGGATAGTCATTATAACAATCGTTATAAACTTCTTGCGCCTTGCTCTCTGCGCGTAAATCGTCTCTTGCCGCTGTTTCCTGATTTGCGCCTCTTGACGCAACAAATCCTGCCAAACGCTCTCGCCACAAGTGAATTGAATAAGCTGACGCAGCTGGTCACGCTGATCCTGCATCTGCTTCTTGTGCATCACAATCTCAAGAGCTTCCTGCTCTATAGATTTGCCAGCAAATAATTTCTTGAATATAGGCGGGTTCTTCGCCTCTTTTTCGGCTTGCTCGATGTCAGATAGCGCACTCATCCACCGGGACAGGTCGCCGACCATCGTCTCGATATCCCGGCCTACTTGAAAGCCCTTTTTAAGTGCTGAAAAGGCGGCTGAGGCGGTGGCCATTGCAGTAATCGGATCGGGCATCAGTAAATCTCCACACTGCTCTCATCCACAAGCCGGGGAACGCAGTAAGCAGTCACCTTGTCCCGGTCATCTACAAAGCTGTAATATCTATAATTGCCGAACCTCTTTGATAGCTCTGAAGCAAAAAAATTGCACTCAGTCACGCTGCGGAAATACATTGTTTCCGAAATCAGTTGCCGATAATCACCGACCCCTAGATAAACAAGCAGCAGAAAAGCGTGTGTCATCCATTCATAAATGCCTCTGCTAAGATTGCCAGAACGCCGGTCAGCGTCCCGAATACGGCCATCTCTAGCCGCTTGACGCGGGTGATAGTCTCACGCCAGCGTTCTGCACAGACAGCCTCATGTGTGTCTATCTGGCCCTTCACATCTTGCACAGTCGGTCTGCTCATGATTAGCTCCAATTTGCGGGAACCTTGCCAACAATCGGCGGCGTGATTATATTTTGCAGCTGCTCAGTCAACATCGCCTCAAGCTCTGCCTCTGTCTTGTCCAGAGAGGCCAGCACAAGTGCCTTGCACCAGTCTTGCGTCAAATCATCAAAGTCCGTAAAGTTGTCTGCATCTGCCTCACCAGCTGATGCTGTGCCGTATGCGCTGACAGACAGCGGAACGCCCTCTGGGCTGGTTTCTGTTCCACTTACAGCCGTAAAACGCCAGTGGATTGTCTTGCATACATCCGTCAAATCGCCCTCGCTAGGGGCTGTGTCAAGCTGCGGGAAAGTCCAGTTGTATGTGTTCATTTTAAGCCTCGTATGCCTGTCCGGCGGTGATTGCAGCGTTCACTGCGGTCATGTCCTCATCAGTCCAAAAGTCTTTGGCAACCATAATCTCCAGATGCTCAACATTCCTGTCAACACAGTCCTGCTTCTCTGCGGCATCATCGTCTGCCATAGCTTCCCCAGCAATAATAGCATTGATGAGGTCAACGCTGTGACCCATCGCTGTGTAGTGCTGTGCGATTTGTTCTGCTGTTAGTTCGTCCATTGTAATCTCCTTTAGTTGGACTCAAGTGCGGCTACTTTAGCCTCAAGTGTTTCAATCCTGTCCATTGCTTCTTGCAATGCCTTAACTGCTTTCATATAAAGGATGGAATATTTGACAGTCTTGTATGTTTCATCTGACGGGATGATGTTCCCATCTTCGTCTGTTGAGGCTTGCAAACTTTCTTCAACAAGGCCGTTCATCCCCGCCGTTTCAAGGTCTTGTGCAATAACGCCCAGCATGACAGGAGCGTCTTCACCTTCAGCTTCCACATCTGTGTTTAGGCGGTATTTTTTGACTTGCAACGCCTTAATGTCGTCCCACTGTGAACCGCTGTCCACAATGTCTTGTTTGAGGCGGGAGTCTGAAATTGTGCCGTAAGTGCCGGAGCGATTATAAAATGCGCCGCCAGTTGTTAAGTAGGCCTCTGTTCTGCTGGAGGTTATATTATACCACTCATACCGCCCTGACAAATAAACATAACTCAACCACGCCTGACTATGAGTAGTGCCGCGTTGAGCAATTCCGGCAAAGTTGCTTGAAATAGCAAGACCATTAGTTCCACCCAAATAGGTAGATGGCGAATCTGTGCCAAGCCCGACATCACCGCCCGATGTGATGCGGAGGCGTTCGGCCAAATTTGCTCTGTCGTAGAACCTGAAATCAGTTCCAGTGCCTTGCAAATACATACGCTGCGTAGAGCCGTTGCCAATCTCAACAGTGCCGCGAACATCTAATTCGTTTTGGGGGTTGGTTGTAGCAATGCCCACATTGCCGCTGCTGTCAATTACCAGTCTAGGATTACCATCGCCATCCGACAGCACGATGTAGTTGTTGGATGTGCGGATGTCTAGGCCGCCTTGATTGCCGCTGTATTTGCCAACAATGGTATTTTTTGCGCCTGTGGTTACATAATACCCAGAATCCTTACCGACAAAAGTGTTTGAGTTGCCTGTGGTTACATTGTAACCTGATTCACCACCAACAAAAGTATTGCTTGCCGCATTAGTATTACTATACCCAGCCCAATAGCCGACAGCAGTGTTTGCTGATGCGGTGGTGTTATTGAAAAGTGCGCCAAATCCCATTGCTGTGTTGTTGGAACCAGTTGTGTTGTAATACAGCGTTGAAGGGTTCCCAGAAGAACCAAATCCGCTATTGCCTGACCCAGTAGTGTTCAAAGCTAACGTGTAATAACCAAAGGCAGCATTATTAGTGCCAGTAGTATTTGCTTTTAGTGAGTAACCTCCAACAGCAGTGTTGCCAATGGCATTATTGTTATACAAAGAATGATAACCCACAGCCGTGTTGTTAGATGCTGTCGTATTACTATACCCAGCCTGATAGCCCATTGCTGTGTTGTTAGAGGCGGTGGTGTTGTTATACAAAGCACGATAGCCACTAGCAGTGTTAGAACTACCACTTGTATTAAACGCCAATGCAGTAGCACCAGAAGCCGTGTTATAAAGCCCTATCGTATTAGCAAAAAGCGCCTTACGACCTGATGCGTGGTTCTCGTTGCCAGTTGTATTTGAATAGAGTGCTTGTTGACCAAAAGCGGTGTTTTCAGTTCCTGTTGTGTTTGAGTAACCCGCCTGATAACCAACGGCTGTGTTGTTGCTGGCGGTGGTGTTGTTGATAAGAGATGCAAAGCCAATAGCGGTGTTTTGACCCCCAGTAGTGACAAGCTGAAGCGAAGAATAACCGACAGCTGTGTTGCTGGATGCGGTGGTGTTTGAGAATAAAGCAGCGCGACCTACCGCTGTATTGTAATTTCCTGTTGTATTCGCACGCAAAGAAACAGAGCCTAAAGCTACATTCGTTGCCCCTGTGGTGTTTGCCGATAGAGCATCATAACCAAAGGCATCGTTTGAAGCACCTGTGGTATTAGCGTCCAGTGCTTGATAGCCCACAGCGGTGCTGTATGACGCAGTAGTGTTGCTGTCCAAAGCATTAACACCCACAGCAGTATTGGCCTGACCAGAGGTATTTGCTTGCAGCGCATAAGCACCCAAACCAGTATTCACTGTCCCACCTGTATTTGCGGTCAGGACATTGTAGCCAACAGCGGTATTGTTTGATGATGTGGTATTTGCATCAAGGGTGGATGTGCCTATAGCGGTATTCGCAGAACCAGTGCTATTGAGCAGCATTGCACGATAGCCCAAAGCAGTGTTGTTTGATGCAGTGTTTTGGCGTAATGCTTCCCGACCAACCGCTGTGTTCTGGCTGCCAGTGGTATTATTTGACAAAGCCTCTTGACCCACAGAGACATTGTTAGCCCCTGAAGTATTGGCAGACAAAGCAGTATCGCCTATTGCCACATTGTTGCCGCCAGACAAGCTGCCATCATCCAGCGCAGCATTGCCCAAAGCCACATTATTGCTGCCAGTCGGATAGTTACCATCCAGCTTGATTGTGCCGTTGACATCAAGAGTAGCGGCAGGATTTGTAACATTTATGCCCACATTGCCGCCATCTTTAATGACCATATGTGCGCCAACACCGCCCTCAACAAACCGCAATGCGTTGGTTCCAGTGTCATACTGAATGCTGAACTCATCCACGCCACTATCGCTAAACTGCAATTCTGGAACGCCACTAGTTGAATTGATTTCTAAGATTGGTGATGAACCAGAAATTTCAAGCAGATTGCCGGGAACAGTAGTCCCCAGCCCTAATCGCTGCGCTGAGGCATCCCAGAAGAAACCTTGTGTTGTGCCATCTGAGGCATACAGCGACACATCGCCAGCACCATCAACATTAAACACAGAGCCAGCACCGTTCTCTGCATAAATCAAAGATTTTGCCGCATTAGATGTGTCCATATATGCGTGTATAGATTTGTTAGTGCCATACGCTGTGCCGTTTGCTTTGACAGCCGCGCCGCCTGATTGGTCAGATGCCGCCTGATTAAATACGCTTGCACCATCAACAGTCAGCCCATCGCTGGTGATTGTGCCAGTGACATCTAGCGGCTTGTTCATAGTCCACTTGTCGCCTGATGACGCATAATTGAATGTGGCACTCGCACCATCGACTGTCAGCCCAGCTCCGTCTGCCGCAGCCGCATCAGCCGCCCCAGACGCAACAGTGATATTGATATCATCCACATCCAGAGTGGTGCTGTTCACAGTGGTGGTCGTTCCATTGACTGTGAGGTTTCCGCCAACAGTTACATCCCCGGTCGTGTCAACAGTGGTGAAATCCCCGGTTGACGGGGTGGTCGCCCCAATAGGCGTATTATCGATTGTGCCACCATCAATATTCGCGCTGGTGATGTCCACTTGCGCCAAAACATCCTGCTCAATAGCGTTATTTAGTTCTGCCCGGCTGATTTTCTTTGTGGCTGACCCGCTTGTGTCTACAACAATAAAAAAATCATCCGCTGCGGTGGCCGCACCAGTGATCGCATCAAGCTCTGAAATCTTTTTATCAGCCATCTGTCAGCCCCTATCCAAAAACCAAAAACTCAACAAAGCCACCCGTCCCAGCGGTTGAATAGCTTGCATTTCCCGGTGCGCCACCAGCCCCGACAGTAAAAGAAATTGTCTCTGTGGTCGGATCATCCAGTTCAACAACCACCAGACTGCCAGAGCCGCCAGAATGTCCAGAACCGACCGCACCTGAATGACCACCCGGCTGACCGCCGTTTGATCCGCCACCATCCAGCACAGTCCCGCCAGTGCTGCCAGTCTTAAACCCGCCTGATGCGCCAGTATTCTCACCGGCCAGACCCTTATTGCCGCCTTTGGCAGTAACGCTGATGCCCAGAGTGACCTGTGTCACAGTCGTATCTCCGCCATCAGAGCCGTTCTGATTTGAAAAGCTGCCGGGAATAACGCAAGCCCCACCACCGCCGCCACCTGATGCGCGGATGATTAGCTTCTTTGTCCCAGTCGGGACTGCAAAGGTGCTGGATGAGGTGTAAAGTGCGTAATCAATCAGACCCTTCGCTTGCTCAGTAATCGCTTGAGCAGTTCGCAGCGGGGTCATCAATTCGGTGTTATTTGTCCCGGCCTCTGCTGTCGCCTGTGATGCCACTTGCAGGTCGATGATTTTAGTGCCGCTGCTGTTAAGAACATCAATCCCGCCAGCAGATGCAGCCTTCAGGCTATCAGATATCAGCTTGAAGCGGCTGTTTGTGACATCGAACTCGCCCACAATAATCCAGTTTGCATCATTCTTATCGCGGATTTTTAGATAATTATTTGTAGTATCCAGCCACCAGAGGCCCGCAAAAGTGGTTGCCGGGGCAGATGTTCCGCTGTTATTTGTGGCAATAGCGGCCAGCGCGTTATTCAAATCTGACCGAAACGCCGGGGTGGTCTGGTCATCAATTACATAATCATGATTAGCCATCAGTTATACCTCACTACGGCGATCAATTCGTCAATACCGGGCGTAATATCCGCGCCTGTGCTTTGCAATTCTATTCTAAACCTAAATGCCCTGCCAGAAAAGTCCCCTGACTTAAATCGCTTATACTCAGACCAGCTAGGCGACCCCGCCGGGTCATCATCTGTGGTCGATACGAACTGGATCACATCCGTGTCAGCAAAGCTCGAACCACCCGACAGGTCGTCAAAATTACCAGCAAGGCTGTCAAAATTGCCGGTCAGTGTGTCAAAAGTGACAGTCGCAGCATCATTAAGACGCAGACTGTCGATATTCATAAACACTCGCGCAACCCTGACCGAACCAGTATCAATATAATTGCTGAAATCATAAGTCGCGCTGCTAGGCGCAGTGGACGGGTCAGTGATCCGCAATCTGCCAGATGATACACTACAGCCGGTTTTTGTGCCAGAAAAAGTCGAATGCTCTGCTTGCGTCTGCTCATTCGCAAACACATCCAAATCTTCAGCCCGCACAACCACACTGGTCGCATTGACCGATTGGTTCCCAGATTTGTCATACGCCTTTATCAAATAAGTCCCAGAACGCGGCGGCACTGTCACGCTGTTGCCGGGACGGGCCACCTTGTTCACCGCAGTGGTCGCATTGGCAAATGTCACCCCGGTCTCTGCCGCAGCGTGTCTAATGCGGTAAAAGGACAGATCAAGATCGCCCACCGCTGTCCACTCTAGATGTATCCCGGCAGAGGTCACATTGAAGCTGAAATCGGTCACATCTTCAGGCGGGTCAGCCAACCCAGCCACAGTGACATTACTGCGGGTCAGGAAATCACCCTTGATGCCGAAAGTATTGATTGCCCTCGCCCGGATATCATAATCAGCATCCTCGACATCCAGAACCTCAAACACGCCCAAATCACCGAAACCAGCAGAGGCGTAATCTGTAGCTGATGATTTCTTGAATTGAACCTCAATCTGGTCAATTCGCTCCGGGGCATCGCTGGTCACAGTGGCTAGAATGACATTAGTCAAATGCTCATTGATAACCCGCGCCTCTGATGTGATTGCAAGGCCAATCGGCGGAACATCAAAGGGATCGGCCAGTGTGGTATTGTTCTGCTCAAAAGCGGTTTCCTCTGCATCCCAATCAAAGACCGCGCTGCTGATTTCGCGCAAGGTCATCCGGGTCTCAAGACTGCCCTCATTGGTCGGCACAAAAGTCCAGTTTATCACCTCAAAAGGCTTTTCACTGAACCCGGCCCGCGTGTTTGTGAACTTGATGATATCGCCTACCTGCACCTGAAAGCCGCGCATTCCGAAAGCGGCAGAGATAGTAAGCTGCTCCCGGTTCCTATAAAGAGCTATTTTAGCTATTCTTTGGGCGGTGGCTGCTGATGAGCTAAAGCCCAGATCAAGGTCGATTGCGCTTTCATCGCCCCCGTCCACAGAGATAAAGGTGGTGGACTTGACCTCTGGGAAATCAGATGTCTGCCAGTTGCTCTCAGCCCCCCGGAATGTTCCCCGGACGATATTGAAATTGTCACGCCGGGAATGCCGGGTCTGGATGGTCACGCCTGACCGCAAATCATCCTCATCAAAGACAAGGGTCGGGGTCGTATAAGATGCCGCCTTCACGCGCCACTTGCCTTGAGCATACCAAATCATCCCGCCCATCGACCGCAACAGCGCGTCAATAGCGTCTTTCGGTTTCGAGGATGTGCTGAAAGAGCCGTTTGTCGTGTATCGGCTTTCTGTCCCCCCAGCAGCCAGCGTCACGCTCTCATCGCAAACATTCGCCGCCGAAATGAACAGCGTTTCATCAATCTCTGAAACCTCTGCATTCAGCCCGTAATCGCTCACCAGATAATCGCGCAAGCACAGAGCCGCGTTGTCCGTCCAGCTGGTTGTTTCAGTGTTTGGATTATAAACTTTCTTACCCTTGACCACCGCTGTGATATTTGGCTCACCATTCGGGAAGGCATCCGCATTAAACTCTAGCCGGGCATAAAGATAGGCCACACCCTGCAAGCGGTGATCCGCAGTCCACAAGCCCGCGCTTTCGGTAATCAGGTCTGCATCTGCCGCCTGTGTCGCGCTGCCGTTATGCTTATTGATCCGAACCAGCCCGTTATATTTTGACGGGGCGGTCGCAAACCCGTCACCATCGAGCGTTAATGCCTCATCATTCAGATATACAGTTTCAATTTCCTCAATCTCATGACCGGCCAGAGCGACCACAATATGCAGGAACTTATTATTGTCGGTCGCTTCCTTATAGACAATCACCCCGCCGACCCGCGTTTTTCCGTAAATGATAGCATGATCTGATGCCGGGGACACGCCGCTGACCAGTATCGCGCTTTGTGCTGGCTGTGTCGGCCCCTTCGGTTTCGGACTTAGAGCATTCAGGGCATAACCGGCGGCAGCTGACAAAAAGAATGAATTTGCAGCATAGGCTAAGACGCTTCCAGTGATTGCGCTGGTGGCATAGGCTAAAGCGGTCGATGCAGCCGCGCTTACCGCTGCCGACAAAACGATAGGCCCGGCTTCAGCTGCTTGCGGGGCAAAAGTGATGAGCAGGGTCGATGACAGGAAAGTGCCAGCTTGTAAGAGGAACCGCTTGCTCATTCTACGCTCCAGAAAATATCACCCGGCATTATGCTCACAAACTGCAAGCCATCCTCGCTCAAAAACACCGCTTTGTTGCTGATTACCACCCCTAAAATTAGGCCAGTAATCATCGGTTCGGCCTTCCGGCCTATGATACTACCTCTGGGCGGTATCTTGCCAGAAAAGCGGCTTAAACGGCTATCTACAGCCTCTATAATATCACAAAAACCCGTCCGGCGTAATTGCCGCCGATAATTCAGCAGACAGCCCCACTCTGTTTTGTATCGACCATACCAATCAGTAAAAATAAGCTCCCCGGTCTGCGCTTCAATCGCGCCATCGGCAAATTTCAGGCAATCATGCAGACCCCACTCAAAAGGCTCATGCCTGATGTCGTCAAAATATTGCGCCAGCCGCAGTTCCCAGTTTTGCAGCTTCATCCCCGGCCCCAGTTGAACTGTTTGTCTTGCAAGTCCTCAACAAACTCAAAGCCCCGGTCATTCGGATAGCGGGCCTTCTGGCTCTGGTCTGTATAACGCCGGATGCGGGAACGCTCCAAATCAATCAGTTTGCTCTCGACCGACATCGCAATAGTGGATGTCTCCGGGCCTTCTTCGATGTTCATCTGATCCATATAGCCGCTGAACACCTCTACAATCCCGTCCGGGTCGCCCGCACCGATGTCAATGCGGCTGGTATCCTCTGCCAGAATGTAATCGCCCGCTTCATCGACCAGATAAACCCGGTTGGCATCGATCGCCCCAAAGTAAATCTTGCACAGCCGCCCCTGATACGGCTCAGACAGAGCCAGAGACAGCAGTTCGCTGGGGATGCCGGATAGGGTCAGGTTCGCGCCTGTTGCGGCTATTTCTGCGGTTTCAGAGATTTCTGACAGCTGCAACAGCTGACCAGTGCCGGTATAAACTGTGCCTTCGATGACCAAATCGCCCAGCCCTGTCCACATTCGCAAGCTGGTCGTATCAAAAAATAATTCAACCGCAAAAAACGGCTGGATTTCTGCGGCTGACAAAACGCTAAGAATGCCATCTGTAAGCGACCGGCTCATGTGACCGCCTCCACCGCACTAAAGCTGATCCCGTAAAAAGATGCGCTGTTGATGTTCCAATCAGACGCATTTGACAGCAGCCGGAAAACACCCTTTGCGCTGCTCACCACCACAGTCGCGTTATCGTCCGGGGCCGAGCGAATATAGGGCCACAAATCAAGAGTTGCCTGACCGCTGCCGTTGGTGTCCACATCAGCAAGAACCTTGTGCAATGTCGCGCTAGAACCACCGCCCAGCTGGATATAATCGCCCGCCTTAAGATAGCCTGTGGCACTGGTCGGCAATCCATCAATAGCGAGACTGTCCCCGGTCTGACCCGCACCATTGACCACAGGTGTTCCGGGTGTGCTGGACGCGCTGCCCTGCGGGGTGGCTGCATTAGGATCGCCCAGCAGGAAAGTCCCCTTTGCGCCGCCCAGAGACAGCAAAAAAGACAGCCAGACCTCTGCGTTTGCTCGCTTCATAGGCGGTAGGGTGATATCTGCTTCCCACCGCTGTCCAGTGTGCGCGATGACCTGTTGCTTGAAGGTGAACGGGCTTTCAGAGATTGCGACCGCGTTTGAGGCCCGCAGGTTCACATTTGCGATCCCGGTGGCTGTGGGCAGGGCAAGAGGATAGGAAATAGCCATTTTTTTACCTCATGAAAATGCCGCTGAGAATGAACCACCCCGGCGGCGGGCATCCAGAACAGCCGCTTTGCTGGCCTCTGCGATTTGTGGCAACAATGAGGCAATTTCAGACCGAACTGTGGCAGATACGCCGGTCGAGATATTGATGCTCTGATTGACCACTACACCGCCGCCAGTCATGTCGCCGTTTGGAATTATAGAGCCGCTGCGGGCAGGAACAAACATCTCCGGCCCCCTCTCGCCAACCAAATAGGGCTGACCTCGCTGGACAGGCCCGCCGATTGCTTTACCAGCTGCCTTGCCGGACAGACCGGGAACTGTGAAGCCCATCAGCTGCGCCAGCGGGCCAGTGATTTGTTGCTGAATAGCAATCCGCGCCAAATCGGCTATGATTGATCGTGCCATCGACCTGAAAGCATCTGTCACAGTGGTCGTCCGGGTAGCCACACCAACAAGAGCGTCCTCAAGCGAATTGATGCCGCGAAATCTGACATCCTTCATAGTCATCAAGACTTTTTTCATCGCCTCATCAACATCCTCGCCCGATTCACTCCCGGCAGAACCCATTTTCATAACACTGTTTGTTGTGCTATCTACGCTTTTAATAAGGTCATCGAAAATAGTGGTCATATCCCTGAATGGCACAAACTCTAGCTTTTTCAGGGCCGGATCAAGATCAATATTTATTGCATCAGCAACCTCTCTGACAAAATCAAGCAGCCTGTTGAATTGCCGACCGACAGAGTTTGAAAAATTAACAATCGCCTGAAACGCCTTTTGAAAAATAGTTATGATGCTGATAGCCAGAGATTTGCCAAATTTTTCAACACCGCCCGCTTCTTGAATTGCGACCAGAACCTTTTTCCTGATTGTATCAGCAATGAATTGAAAAGCAGGGGCCAGTGCGCCAACCAGCGTATCGCGCAGACCCTTGAACAAAGAACCGAGCCGAGTGAAAGCGTCATTTGCTTCTTCAACATTCCGGGCGGTGGCAGTTGACAGAACCAGACCAAAGTCCTGCGCCTCTTGAGAAATCCTCGCCAGACCTTCTGCGCCTTCTTCAAGAACCAGCAGCAGTTCAGATGCCCGGCCCCCAAAGAGTTCTTGTGCGATAGATGACCGCAGTGCGCTGTTCTCAACAGTTTGCAGCCTATCAGCCACAAGCTCCAGAACCTTGAACTGGTCGCCCATCACGCCGCGCAAATCATCAGCACTCACGCCCAGACGCTCAAAAGCGTCCTTTGCTTCGCCGGTTCCTTCCTCAACAAAGTCAACCATCCCCTTGTTCAGAGTTCGGACACCTCGCGCCAGCGTGTCCAGCTGGATGCCAGACAAGTCTGCCGCAAGCTCTAATTTTCGCAAATCTTGAACGCTGATGCCCAGTGTGCGGGACAGCTTTGAAATCTTGTCGATGCCATCAAGGCTGGACTTAACCAACAGACCCAGACCACCGACCCCGACCGCGCCTAAAATAGCGGTGCGGAAGCTGAACAATGCGCGGGTCACACTGCCCAGACCCTTCTTGATCGATGCAAAAGCCCGCTGCGTTCTGTCAATGGCTGCAATGCGGATATTAAGATTTTGATCTGCCATCTTCTACCACCTTAAAATAAGCCAGCCATTCATTCACTTCAGACAGCGATAAATCCTCTATCTCCGCCTGTGTCTTATGCAGCCGATCCGCTAGGGCTAGAAGGTTGAGCCGAAACGGATCGCTTTTTAGTTTTTTTCATGTTCCTCGATGCTCTCGACATCGCCGAACATTTGCGCCGCAAGGGTGCTGATAGTGTTTAGAGGCTCCCGCATCAAGGTCGGCTTGTCCTCAAGGGTGAAAGCCTTTTCCCCGTCCTTTGTCTCAGCCTTCAGGATTATCAAATCAACCATCGCATCAATCGTCTGATTGGCCAGAAAATCCTTGTGCTTGCGTTGCAGCTTGTTGATATCTCCGGCAGTTATCGGGCCAGAGTAAAGCTGCATCGGCGCATCATCGTCACCCCACTCAGAGATGCTAATGACGCGCCGGTTTTCTTTACGCTTCTCAGCGATTTGTGCAGCTAGGCTCATTAGGCAGCAGTGCCGGTGGTCAACGCACCAGTCCCTTGCAAGCTGAAGCTGGCCTCGACCATCCCGTCAAAAGACGAGTTCACAGTGCGGCCAGTAATGATCGCGCTGCCAGAATAATAGGTATCCCCGGTTGTCGCGCCTTCAGGATAGAAGGTCACAGTAACCTCTGAACCAACCTCAAAAGCCCCTTGACCGCTTGTGTCTGTCTCATCCCAGAAGCAATCGACAGAGCCGGTAAAGGTTTTCAGGCCGGTGGAATAGGTGCGATCAGCATCGCCCATTGTTGAGGTCTCAATCGTATCAGCGGTGGCCTCGATTGAGAAGGTGCGGATTTCGGCAATCGCATCATCACTGCCGACAGTCCCAGTTTTTACAGTCCCTTCAGACCCGGTGTGTGTAGCCATCTTATAATCTCCTAAGCGGCAGTTTCGACATCATTTTCTGCGGTTCTATAAACCACTTCGACAGTGAAGCGACCGATAGCGACAGTTTGTTCACCATCACCAGCGAAATCAGCTTCAAACGCGGTGACTTGCAAATCTTTTGACAAGCCGCCCAGCGTAACATCGGAAGCCAGCGCTTCCTCAACCTCAACAGCGATTGTGTCCAGCTGGTTATCATAATTGATAACCCCCTTAACATACGCCTCAACCATTACATCCAACCGCCGCATGATAGACCGGCTGATGGTCAGTGTATCAAACTCAACGGCCTCGCTGCGTGTATATACACAAAGCCCCGGCAGTTTGCTGCTTTCCAGCGGATAAACCCGGCTGCGGAAAACATTTGTGCCGGTGGTGGTCAACCCGGTGACTGCGGTCACAATCGCGTCCCTGATTTGCTTGCGAACATGAGCCATCAGTCAAGTTCCAACACCAGCATAGTCATCCCCGTCCCATCATCCTGAACGATCCGAATTGTGTAGCTCACGCCGCCAATCACAATCGCATCGCCCTCTGCGGCGGTCGAAACATCGGCAGTCCGGCAATGAAACCGGGGCTGCTGCAACGCAACCCCGACCCCGCCACCAGCATCAACCTCAATAAAGTCATTGTCAAAAATACCATTGACAGTCGATGCCACCCCACCAGCGGGCGTATAGGTCGCGGCAGAGCCGAAATCATCAATGGCCACAAATACGGCCCGGTCGTCTGCGCTTTCAACAGCCATTACTCAGCCTCTGGAACCTCAATCTCTGTCTCATCAAACTTGCGATTTGACAGGTTAAATCCTTTTTTCTTCTTTGCGGCCTTCGCCTTTTCAGCATAACCGCGCTTAATCAGCTTGTCTGCGATGCGGTCATTGACCTCAATTTCATCACCGGCAAAAGCATTATTGCCATCCACAAAGCATTTTTTAACGATTTTGATTTTCATATCATGCCCTCAAAAGGTGGAAAGCAGGGGCGACCTTTCAGGGGCCGCCCCCACTAATCAGTTATGCCACTGAGACCTCATCGGTCTTAGCGAATGAAGCATCGTTGCGAACAGCGATGTCCAAATCCTGATGCACTATCAGCCGAACTGTGCCAGCCAGACCGCCAGTGGTCTCATCAACCAGAATTGAAGGCGCACCGAACAGGCCAACAATCAGCTGAGAGAAATCACCGAAAATCAGTGCAGATGCGTCATTGCCAGCATCGCCCGGATTGTAGGTAGACAGAACATTGCTGGTGAACTCAGCCTTGTAACCATACAGGTTGTCCCAAGGGTCGTTCATCAGGAACACGCTGTCAGTGCCGGATACACGCTCGATGCTTGCCAGCTGTGCCTTAACACCCGGGCTGGACAGCCAACCCAGTGTCTGACCATTGACCACGCCGTTTGCGTTCTCAACAGTCTTCACCAGAGCCACAATGTCGGCCCAAGTCAGAGCAGCAACAGAGGTGTCTGCGGAAATATCCACATTACCGATGCTGGCGTTGCTTACCAGACCCTGCGGCTCACCAGATGAGCCAGACCCGTTGATCGCATAATACTCAATGCGGTCAGAGATTGAACGCAGCAGATCGTCCTGAACGATTTGGTCGATTGCCGGAATGCTCTCTTTGATGAGCAGCCGGGACATATCAACATATGCACCCATCGTCTTAGGGGTCAGCGTTACTGCGGCATCAGTCTGAGACTGGTCGGTCACATTGCCCAGTTCTTCCACAAAGCCCGCATTTGCGCCAGCAGAGAACTTAGGCATTTTGATGCGATTGGTCAGTCCGCCCATAAAGGTCACGCCCAGATTGGCCATCACCTGCTTTGCCCGCAGTGCCTCGATGAACATATCACCGCGATGCACAGTCGGCACAAAGTTATCAGTGACATTCTCAGTGCCTACTGCGCCAGTTGCGCCAGTTGACAACGGGCCAGCGCGGAAAGCGAAATCAGGCACATAGATGCCATCAGAATGCTTGCCAGTGCGGCGGGTGATTTCATCGTGAATTTCACGCTCGAAACCAGCCTTTGACCAGTCGTGATCCAGCTGCGCCTGAACCATACGGCCCAGAGAGTAGGAACGCTGCTCTTTCACAGGTGCGTCTACAACATGAGCCGGGGTGTCAATCGGTGCGTCACCGATAGCATCCAGCAATACGCCCCGGAACTCATCCAGAGACAGGCCATTGCCGATTGCATCTTCGCCCATATCAGCCTTGTTGTGCTTACGCGCCAGAGACATAATCTCCTTTGCGTTTTTAGTTGCGGCTTTGGCAGCTTCCTGCCGAACCGCATCAAGATCGATGTCAGACATAGTATTATCTCCTTCTGTCTTGACAGTTGCGTTTAATGGTTCGGAACTCGACCGACCAACGCCTACAAGATTTGACTGGTCCGCAGGGATTGACACGATAGAAATTTCCATAGGTGTTGTCGCCACCCGGTAATAATCTTCCGGGTCGCCTTCACGCTCTATACGGCCATCAATACGATAACCGACAGAGATATTTTGACGGATACCATCCGTCACATCGCCGAACACTTCAGAGGCTAGTGCGCTTCTTCCAAAACGCACAGATGCACGCAACCTACGCGCATCCTCATCTAGTTCGACAGATTCCACTACGCCGATCTGGCGTTCCATATCGTGATCCAGCAGCAAAGGTGCGCGGCCAGAATTAAGAAAATCCAGCCTCATGTTCTCTGCGCTATGATCAATCACTTCCATCCCGAACTCGCGTTTGACAGGCTCCTCAGAGGAAACCCCCACCCTGACGATCCGCTTTTCTTCATCAATAGCCTTGCCATCAAGATGAATTGCTCGTTGCACCATCTCGCTGCGGTCAAAACGCTCCTCATCGTCATCATGATAAGGGCGGGCTTCTTCTGTGGCCATTTCTTCAGCGGCTTCTTGAGCCGGGGCTTCTTCTTCATGATGCTTTGAGAAAACGATCGTCACATTCTCATCATCTTCAGTCACATCAACAATATGTCTCTGTTCGTCCATTTCATCA